AATTCACTGGTGTCAACTTCTCGGACCTTCCCCCAACCATCCAACAGCGTCTCGGGCGTCTCTACCCCCGCGGCATCAATCTGCGAGTTCCTCCACGACTCAATTCGGATCCCATGCTCAACCTGCCTCTGCCACATGAGAACCGCTGCGTTTTCACCACGTTCTCGGATCTCACGGGCCATTCCGTCGACTCGATCTGGCGCGTCTACTGCCGCAACGCCCCAACACATCTGATCGAATCCCTCGCGCAAGGTGGCATGGCCTCCCAGTGCGATCTGGTCCTTCTGTGCGCCATTTACAAGGTCGCCATCAATCTGATCGTGCACGCAAAGGACTCCAAAACGCAGCAGATGAAAGCAGGCTCTCGATGGCTCGGCTTCACCACCAGCGCCAAGGTCTACACTGCCCATTACTCCGGCCTCCTTCAACACTACGCCGCTGAGGACCCAGGATGGGGTGGAGTCAACCGCGTTTTCCGTGCCCCTCTCATACACGCCGACAAACCCCCGAACTCCGTTCAGGAGGAAGGAAAGAACGCCATTCTCAACCAGCTGGATCGTGGCACATGGATCAAAGTCCGTTATGACCTCCGACGTGCCAAGGCCTACATGCGTGATCTGAAGAATCAGACCACTGGCACCCTCCATGTCGCCGAATTCGCCAAAAGAAAGGAGTACTCAGCCACCCAATGGGACGTCGCCCTTGACGCCCAGATCCGTCGCAAACGTTACCGGGAGGTCAAGACTAGGGTCAGCATTGGTGCACCAGGCTCATCGAAGTCCAGACCGGTCATCAACGCGTTCAACAACAACGTCGTCAATGGGTTGTGGGGCTTCGTGACCCCAAGGGTCAAACTCCGACAGGAAGTCGTCGCCAAAATGTCCAATCTTCCCAGTTCACTCGGCTTCATGGTTGAGACATTTGAGAAGAACTTGTTCTCCAACCGCGTCATCAAGAATTACGACGAGCTCCAACTCCTCCCACCTGGTTACATCGAAATGGACATCGCCCGCCACAAGTCTCTGGCTTTCGTCTCGGTCACCTTTGACCCGTGCCAAGCCCGTTTCCACGAACAGCATCACGAGAGCACGATGAACCAGGAGGCCCCAGGTTGGCACTCAGTCATGGACGCCGCGACCGAGTACCTCAACTACTCCTACACCATGCCCTACGTCATCTGTCAGCTTTTCGGCATCACCCACCTCGGCGCACGCGGCCATCTCTTGTTCTCAGAGACCTACTCCCCAAACCTCCCT